GCCGCATACTTGATGCAAAAACCAGCGCTGAGCCAGGTCGGTGGAGAACACTGCGGACGCCATACCTACAGGGGATTATGGATTCCTTTACAGACCCCGAGATTGAAGAGATTGTATTCGTAAAGCCCACCCAGGTGGGCGGAACCGAATGCCTAAACAACATTGTCGGGTACATCATCGAGCAGGATCCTAGTCCTACTCTATTTGTTTATCCCACTCTGGATCTGGCTGAGTACACCAGCAAAAACCGGGTCCAGCCCATGATTACCTTATGCCCAGAACTCAGGCAGCGGTATCAAGACAAAGACAGCAAAATGCTAGAGCTGCAGTTCGACGGAATGTATGTCGTGCTCAGCGGGGCAAATTCCCCGGCGTCTCTGGCTTCCAGGCCTATACGGTACCTGCTTTTCGACGAGGAGGATAAATATCCTGTTCACTCTGGAAAAGAGGCGGATCCAAAGAGCCTGGCCAGAGAGCGGACCAAAACCTATGCGTCAAATAAAAAGATAGTCCATACCTGTACGCCGACCAAGAAAAGCGGCCCGATCTGGCAGGAGTGGGAATCAGCTGACAGGCAGATGCGTTATTACGTCCCGTGTCCCCACTGTGGGCACCGGCAGACATTTAGGTTTAAGCAGATCAAATGGCCTAAGACCGCAAAGACACCTGATGCCGCTCAGGCCACGGCGTACTATGAGTGCGAACAGTGCCAGGGGATCATATCCGATGGTCATAAGCCGGGGATGCTTAAGGCTGGCGAGTGGTTGCCTGAAAAAAACGAGGGGACCAGGAAAACGGCCTTTCACCTTAATGCTATTTATAGCCCTTGGGTAAGGTTTGGGGATGTGGCCTATGAGTTTCTAAAGTCCAAAAAATACCCCGAATTGCTTATGAACTTTGTTAACTCCTGGCTTGCTGAGCCCTGGGAGCAAACAGAGGTAAAAATGAACTCTGATAAGGTCCTGGAGCGCCAGTCTGGTTACGAAGAGGGCATGGTACCGGATGGAACGCTGCTAATTACTGGTGGCGTGGACGTGCAGAAGAATTATTTTATTTGGACGATACGGGCCTGGGGTATCGCAATGACCAGCTGGAATATCGCTCACGGTATAGCTGAGACCTGGGATCAGGTTGAAAATATCATGAATACCCTTTTTGCTGACCGGTTGGGGAATAACTATCAGGTTAACCTTTGCGCGGTTGACTCTGGTGACCGTACCGATGAGGTATATGATTTTATCGCTATCAACCAGGAATGGGCGGTACCGGTCAAGGGCTCATCGAACCCGTTATTATCGCGGTACCGGATTAGCACGATTGACAGGACGGATAGCAAGGCTCACGGCATGCGCCTATATCTGGTGGACGGCGGCCAGTACAAAGACATGATTGCTGGTAGAATCAACAGGCCAAACGGACCCGGATCCTGGATGGTTTACCAGGGATGTGACCGGGATTATGCTGAACAGATCTGCGCCGAGGAAAAAGTAATCGAGAAAAAAGGCGCGCGCGAAGTAGAGGTGTGGCGGCCGAAAAGCTCCCACGCAGCCAACCACTACCTTGACGCGGAAGTGTATGCGGCCCTGGCGGCGGACCTGCTGCATGTGAGATACCTCACACTGCAAGCCCAGGAGCAGCCGAAACCGGAGCTGCCGAAGCAGGAAGTCCCGGGAGATGGTTTTATTAAAACCGGTAACTCATGGCTTAACCAGAAAGGCGGGTGGTTAAGATGACGACACAAGAACAGCTCACACAGATAAACACGGCAATAGGTGCGATCGAGAACGGCGCCCAGGAGTATACCATCGGTAGCCGGCGACTGAGGCGGCCTGATCTTTCGATACTTTACCAAGAACGCAGACAACTACAGCAGCGGCTTACACAAGAAACTGCCGGCGATACGTTTGTTGCCGTGTTTGATCGGAGGTGATGGATTGAATTGGCTTGATAAAGCAATAGGTTTTCTCAGCCCGTCATGGGCGTACAGGCGTGAAGCCTGGCGCCAGGCCGTGAGGGGCTTTTATGATGCCGGCGATACCGGCCGGCTGAACTCCGGCTGGACACAGGTGAACGCCACTGCAGAACAGACCGACTCACCGCAGCGCGATGTCATCCGCGCCCGCGCGCGGGACTTGGAGAGGAACTCGGATATTGCCGAGGCGATCATAAGCCCTCTGGAAAGGAATGTGGTCGGGACCGGGATAAAACTCCAGGCAAAGGTAAAGAAACCCGATGGCGATGACGACGATGAGCTTAACCAGCAAATAGAGGACCTATTTTCCGAATGGTGTAGACCGCGGAACTGTGACGTGACCGGCTTGCAATCATTTGCCGAGATGCAGCGCATGGCCATGCGTCGGCTGGAGGTTGACGGCGGGATCCTGTTCGTCAAGGCTTACATCCAGGGCGGCATAGTGCCTTTTGCTTTGCAGTCCCGGGAGGTTGACGAACTGGACACCTCAATAAATTCCTTGCCCGGACTCGGCAGAAAAAACCGGGTCTACAATGGTATCGAACTGGATGAATACAATAAACCGGTTGCCTACTGGCTCAAACGATATACGCCGGATGGATTCTGGACCGGGCAGTCAGAGCGAATAGCTGCAAAGCGCATTATATACCTCTGGCAAAAGCACCGGCCCTCACAGATCCGGGAAATGTCCCCTTTGGCGAAAACTGTACCCCGCGTGCGGGACGTGAACGAGTTTGTTGAGGCCGTGTCGGTCAAGGAACGGATCCTTGCATGCTTGTCGGTGTTTATCACAAAACAAACCCCTGCAGGTGTAGGTAGGGGAGTCAGCGGCGGGCGGGTAGACAGTCAAAGCGGGTACCAGCAGACAACGGTCAGCCCCGGAATGATAAAGGAGCTGCAGCCAGGCGAGAGCGTGACTGCCGTCACCCCTTCCGGCCAAGCTACCAGCGCTAAGGACTTCATAAGCACCCAGCAGCGGCTTGCCGGATCTGGTCAAGGGTTATCTTACGAGGCAGTTAGTCGTGATATGTCGCAAGTGAATTACAGCAGTGCACGGCAGGGTTTACTTGAGGATCAGCGGACGTATTCTATTTGGCAGCAGTTTTTGATTGAGCACTTCTGTCAGGAGGTTTACACCGAGTTTGTGATTTCGGCCGTGCTTTCCGGTCAGCTTGCCCTGCCTAACTTTTGGCAGGACAAGCGCAGGTATCTTAAGCACGTTTGGATTTCCCCGGGCTGGTCCTGGATTGATCCGCTAAAAGAAGTTACGGCTAATGAAAAGGCACTTAAGACCGGACAGGACACTCTTGCCCGGCTATGTGCTGAGCGCGGTGAGGATTGGCGGGATGTGCTGAAGCAGCGGGCGGCCGAATTAACGCTGGCAAAAGAGCTGGGTATAGACGTTACGGGGGGAGGTGGTAAAAAAGATGTTGAGCAAAAAGCCGACAACGGGATTCCAGCCGGAAAGGATGGTTAGTTATGATATCCGAGCGGTGAAAGCCGAAGAAAGGCGTATCACCGTTTCTTTTTCTTCCGAGCAGCCCGTCTCCCGGTGGTACGGTCAGGAAATTCTACAGCACGACGAGAAAAGCGTAGATCTTGAGCGACTGAACAATATTGGTGTGGCTCTCTTTAACCATAAGCGCGATTACGTGATTGGCCGGACAGAAAACGCCAGATTGGATACAGCCGAGAGAAAAACTTATGCGGATATTGTTTTTGATGATGACGAGGATGCCGAGCGCATATTTAAAAAGGTCCAGAACAAGACACTTAAAGGAACCTCTGTGGGATACCGGGTCGATGTTTGGGAAGAGGTGACGGCTGGGAAAACGTCAAGCAATGGGCGCTTTACCGGCCCCGCATATGTGGCAACAAAGTGGGCGCCATTGGAGATATCAATTGTTTCTGTACCGGCTGACGATAGTGTCGGCGTCGGCAGGGAAGCAGAACAGCCCGACCCCCATAGGGATGTACGCAGCCGATCAATATTTGAGCGGCAGCTTCAAATAAATCAAAATTTGTATTTATAGGAGGGCTACAAGGCATGAACAAAAAAGAAATGCTCAAGAAGAAGCTGCTGAGACAACAAGAGATTGTAGGCAGCGCAAGGACTGCGGGGCGCGACTTAAACGCGGAGGAACAAGCCGAGTTTGATGCCCTGCAGCGGGAGATTGACACCCTTAAAGCTGACATTGCCGAAGAGGAAAGGGCTGCTGAGGCCCAGGCTGCAACCGAGAGGGCAATACAAGCTGAGCGCCAGCGTGTGACCGAGATTACCGCTATGTGTCGTGATTTTGAGGTTGATCCTACTCAATTTATCAGCGAAGGTGCATCCATGGATCAGGTTCGTGCGGCAGTGTTGGAAACCGTAAGAACCAGATTGAAGCCCATCCCCGGTGGTGTTCCAGGTATTCGCACCGGGCAGGAAGAAGCCGATAAGGTCAGGGAAGCGGCCGCCGACGGTATTCTGCTCCGTGCCGGCATGACTATCGAGAAGCCGGCCGACGGCGCCAGGGATTTCCGTGGCATGAGACTGCGTGACCTGGCAGTTGATTGTTTGGCCAGGACAGGCCGGGCTAATGCCCACCGCTTGGACGATGATACTCTATTCCGTGAGGCCCTGAGCCCTGACAGCCAGTTTGCCGGCGTGCTTAGCAATGCGGTTAATAAGAGCATGGCCACAGCATACCGGGCAGCCCAAACCACTTATCAACGGTGGACAGGCCGTGGTAGTAACCCTGATTTCAAAGGCGCTACCCATTACCAGATTTCCGAGGCTGGGGACCTGGTTCAAATGACTCAAAGTGGAGAGTTCAAGTTTGATGAAATGCGAGATCAAGGGGTAAACAAGGCAATCGCAACCTTTGGCCGGTCCTTTGGCCTTACCCGGCAGGCTCTTATTAACGATGACATTGGAATCCTGACCAGGGTACCGGAGGCATACGTAAGAGCTGCCGGCAGAGGGATTAACCGGCTGGTATACCGGATGCTCGGGACAAACCCTGTTATTTTTGACGGGCAGAACCTATTTACCGCCGGCGCGCCGCACAACAACCTGGCGGCAGCTAATGCGGCTATTGGAGTTGGTCCCGTTGGACTTGGTCGTGCAGCCATGCGCACACAGACCAACCTGCGCGGTAACGAGACCCTGAACATCGGCCCGCGGTTTTTGATTGTGCCTGCGGCTCTGGAGACTGTTGGCCAGCAGTTCCTATCGAACGTGTTGGTGGCCACTGCCCAGAACGTGATTAATCCGTTCCCCGGCACTCTTGAACTAGTGGTTGATGCTGAGCTTGATGTGCTTGGAGCACCGGCACCGTTCCCATGGTTCCTGGCTGCTGACCCGGCTGACATTGACACCATCGAGGTAACCTACCTCAACGGCGACGATATGCCCAAACTGGAAAGCCAGGTCGGGTTTGATTTCCTTGGTATCAAGTGGAGAATCTACATCGATTACGGTGTAACCGTGCTCGATTACCGTGGCCTGTATATGAACGCTGGAGCCTAGTCAATAGGCTCCTTTCAAATTTTAATTCGAGGAGGAAAAACTAAATGCCTTACATCCAAAAAGGTGACGTAATTGATTTTCTGAACGGCGGCGGGGTGCCGATCGCGTACGGAAGCGTAGTTAATTTAACGAACCGAATCGGGGTTGCGGCGGAAAACATTGCCGTAGGGGCAACTGGATCGGTTTACACCACGGGCGTTTTTGAACTGCCGGCAATTAATAATGCTCCGTTTGCTGTAGGAGCCACGTTGTATTGGGACCCGGTTGCAACCAATCTTACCAATGTCGCTGTCGGCACCATTCCTGCCGGTTGGGCAACCGAGCCTAAACTAGCTGCGGGGGCGGTGGCCAGAGTGCGGCTGTGTGATAATTCCTTTGTTGTAAACCCGCTGGTTTTGTTTGCACCGCAGTTTATCCCGGGCGAACGCTTCACGGTAACTTATCCGCAGGTGGCGGCTGCGGATGCAGCAAAAACGTTTTGGATCGCCCCGGCGGCCTGCAAAGTAGTTTCCGCGCAGGAAAGGCACGTCACCGTTTCCAATGACCCTTGTACGTTGCAGATAGAAAAACTTAACACCGGTGAGGCCCCCGGCG